AAGTAAAAATCTTGGAAGCCATTTCAACACCCCAGAAGAAGCGTACGAGGCTTACAAAAAAGCGTCCAACCAAATGCATGGTGTTTTTGCTAAACATTAGAAGCGGCCATCCAACTGGTAACGATATCTTATAGCACCAAGACGCCAGAAAGTACCAACATCGTTGGACGATATATTAAATGCCATAAGACGCGCCCTGATCCGAACGGAAATGTATTCAGTTGCTTGTGTCATTGTGTAAGGACCATACGCCACTGGCGTATCACCAGGATAATTGGTGACGTAAAATGTGATTTGCACCGTGGCATTAGGGTTACCAGAGTACGTTCCCCATTTCATATCCGGCCAAATTTGATCAATAAAAATTAAGTTATCGGCTTCGTTAAGCTCAAAATAACCTGTTTGGAAAGACGACAACATGGCAGTAGTTTGATTGCCATTAGCCGCGTCGTTGCCTATCTCGTGCTGATATAAGTAATTATCAGACCCAGCACCAATAGGAGGCCCAAGGACAGATTGATCAATCCAAGCAGTACGACCCAAAGTCCCAAAATCCCACTGCTGGAGAACCGTATTGTATTTAACATAGCTATCATTCTCGGTGGATGATGCGGATGGATAGTACCATGTAATTTCGTTAAACTGACTGTTTACGCCACAAGCAACCTTATAAAGATACGATGTATTGATATTCTGAAAAATCACGTCCCAGACAGGGCATGGAATAGATTGAGGCCCAGACCCCATCGACATAAAAAATTGTTTCTGCGACATCCAATAGATAGCGCCGTTCAACTGACCTGTGCAGTGCCTTGATATTGCGCCGCAGTTTGATCCAATTTTGTTGAATCCATAGATGAAAGGGGCACCGATATATTGCATTGCCCACAAATCAAGATCGGTCCAGATCAAGCCCTGCTGCGGACCCTGAACGGCGGCGACAATCTTGGAACCGGTAGGGATGCGGTATGAACCAGCCTGATTGGTAGGCGTGGCATTCCATTGGGTGAAGTCGTCGATGTCTGACCAGCGGATAAGGAGGGGGTCAGGCGCAAGTGTAAACGACGAGCCAAATGCAATGATCTGGCGCTCCGGCATGGCGACAAAGATGCCGCTGTTAACGAGGGGAGCATTGCCGCCAACAATTTGAGCCGTTTGAAGTTGCCCACTTGGATCCCAATAATAAATTGCTCCTCCGGCTGGACAGGCAATAAGATCTTGTCCAAAGTTATCGAGCGTCCAGTCAGTTGTTGTAATTGACGTACCGAGTACACTGGGTTGTGTTGTGCCGACGCCGAAGCCGCCTGTTCCATAACCGCCAACGCCAAACCCTGTACCTGCGGGCTGTGGGCCTAAGGCAATATAAAAAGTCGATTGAATATTACCGTTATTAATATATGCACTTGCGCCGGAAGTGGCAGTATTTTGCGCCGAAAAAGTAAATACGCTTGTCGATGTAACGGAAGAAACCGTATAAAGCCCCGATAACGTAATACCACCAACCGCTGTTGGTACACCAATATAGAATTGATTTCCAACACCGTATCCATGATTGGCTAATGTAACCGTTACAATTTGAGACCCAGATGTTGTGGTAAAATAATAAGAAACGCCAGGGGTATAAGGCGAAGCAAAAGCATTATTGGATGCAAGAATTGAGTAATTAGCGCCGTATTGGATAGTGCCAGAAACCGTTTGCGAGCCCGTAGCCGTGCTTGCAAAAGACACAGACGTTGTGGATGATGCCGTAACAACCCAATTACCGTTATAAGCGGATGGCGTGACGCCGCTTATTGAAATGATTGATCCCACAGGTGGCGCAGCGGATTGCGCCGGAAACGTAATTGTTGCCGTAGTTCCCGTTCCGCTAGCAGTGCTTGTCGCAGCAGTTACAGCAACGGAAGACGAATAAACGGGATAAGGCCCGTTTAAAATCAAGCCACCAACCGCAACAGGCGTGACATAATCAACGTAATCTAATGTTGACGCGATGAGGCCGTAATCAACGACTTGAATGACGTTAGATCCGTTGGTTGCAGTGAAATTAGGCGTTGAATTGGTAACGGTAGTTTGGGGCGTAATGTTGATTAAGTTTCCGCCCGTTAACACATCCAAAGAAGATTCAGCGCCAATGCCAAGATGGTTAATGGCATTAAGATCGGCCCAACCTTTAAGAGCGCGAACTTTTGAATTTATAGCTGAAATATAATAAGCAATCCAACCGCCAAGTTTTTGCGCTAGACCATAGCCGTTACGTTCGGGCAAAAATCGAACAAGTTGAGATGATGAATACGCTGCTTCATTCAACGCAGGGGTTGTGTTTGTTTCGACGCCTGGTTTTAATTTAATCGTATTATGGGGCATAACTATCCCCTATTTGGCGTAGCAGCCGGCGCTGGCGAATAAGACGACCATGCCGAAGCTTCAAATTTTTTCCTATTTTCTTCAATTAGGGCGCTTGTTTTTAGCACCTGATATTGATTTTCATAACTTTGGGCCATTTGCGGATCATCATTCATCCGGCCAAAGTTCCTTTGATAAGCTGAAATATAAATCATAGATGCCATAATCATTATGTCCGGCAAATATGTAGAAATAAACGTAGTTGTATTGGTGGCAGATAAGGGGGCGGATCGAACAGTTCCTGTAAGGCGAACAGAATAGTTTGAATTTGGTATGGGCCCAATAATCATATTTTGAGACGTGAGTCCGGTAGTGGCCGAATCGCCACCATAAACAGCAAAATATTGAGGAAGTCCCGTAGTAGACCCTGTGCCATAGACATTTTGAATGTATTCTTTTGTTACTGGCAAAAGAGCAGAAGAATTGCCAGATCCGTCAATAACTTCAAATGTTTCCATAACCACAAAAGAAGATGTCGGAATCGTCAAAGTTCCATTACCTGACGTAAAAGAATAGGACGAGTTGCTGATCTGGGTCGACAGGAAGTCAAGGTCACGCTGCATCCGCAGTTCGGCATAGCTAATCATTTGAGGCAAAATGATCTGGAAGCTGGTGTCCGTTGTCGGAACCACCGCCATAGTAGCGATCTGTTGCACAAATTCATTATAGTTCATGCTACACCATGTTAAACGCGGTTTGCTCTACTTCTGACACCCGACGTGACCATCCTTTGCCAAACGTAGCATAAACTGGGAGCGATTGTAAGAAGGCTAATCGGGCTTCGCAGACTGCCGTAGCAACATCGCGAGGGTTTGCCGTTTCACAAGCAGCAAGCGTGGCGGGGCCAATTTGTCCGTCGACGGGAGTAACACCGAGAACCGTTTGAAGGGTTTTCGCTGCGCGGGACGGCCCCGAATTGATGGCAAAATCGAAGACGGCATAATCCACCCCTACAGGAAGATTGTCACCGTTTATAGCATCCCAATACTTGCTGCGATAGAGCGGCTCAACGTTTTCGGGTGTTAAGGCTGCGATATCATCTTTTGTCACCGCATGGCCAACATACTGTTCCCAAACCGCCTTAGTGCAGCCAAGATTGGTAGCGCCGCCGGGGTCTTTTGGATTATCAACATAGCCGCCCTCGTTTTGAAGCACGAGCGTCAAGCATGGCTGCCAGTTACTTTGCATGGACGCCTAATGTCTTTTCATAAGTACGCAAACCAGCCATACCAAGCATGGCCGTTACTAATTCCATAAGGGACTGATCCAAAGTAGGCAAATCATGCCACCCCGCCCCAACGGCGATTGGACGCAGAAGGTATTGGTATGCGAGGCCAAGTGCGCCAACCCACCCAATAGCAGGCCGCCAGCCACTAACAAAAATAGAAGACGATTGTGCTTCATTTGCATTCACCGTGTTTTGCTGTGCATCCCATCCCTGCAAAGAAGACCGTAAAGCTGCTTCCGCCTCTGCTTTTTGAGCGGGGTCTGGAATAAATTTGTTGATGATTTGAAGTCCCGCACCAATTGCGTCGTCTATACCAAATGCCATAATATTTACTCTGCTGGAGTTTCGGCTGGAGCTTCTGGTGCGGCAGTGGACGCTGCTAATTCTACTTGTGGCTTAGCTTGCCCATGAAGTGCTGCAATAACATCCGCAACTTCAGCGTAAACGCCGTTAGCCAGATGCTTTAAAATTGCATTAACATGAGCGACAGTTAATTTAAGATCAAGTTCAAGGTTTTCCATTTTATCCTCTTAGAAAGGTGGCAATTGCGGTTGTGATACAGGCTGAGATAACTGTGTTATTTGTGCAGCAATCCCAGTTTCTACGGCTGGCATACTAATGCAATCCGATACCCATGCATAAGCCATTTCTTGCGTAATGTCAGCATATGGAATGAATT